AGCTGATCAACGAGATACCAATCGCCTTGCAAAAGCTCAACCTAATGCGATTAACAGTGGTGCTGAAATGCAGGCTGAACGGCAGGCTCAGGCGAATGCTAAAGTCAGTGGTAGCGCACAGGCAAACGTCAACCTCAATCCAAACTTCGTGATTGTGGATGAGCGACAAAGCCTGAGTGACTATCTGTTTAGTCCTGATGGATCTAAAGCATTTGTGAAGTACTTTAAACGCAACCGAGCAGCCTTGGGTGTATAACCTAAGGCTTAATTGAGGACAAAATGAAAATACAAACGTCATATGGCGAGGTGCATGTATTAACAAATTGCCCTCTACTTGAATCCACAGAGCGTTTCGAGTTCTTAACCGAAGTACATGAATCCTTTGATGGTAGTGAAGAGCGCAATGCCTTGCGAGATGCACCTCGGCAAATCCTGAGCTTTAAGTACGTGCAAATGCAGAAAGCCATGGGTGATATGTTCCATATGCTGTATGCAAACTTGCGTAAGTACTGGGGCATACCACTAAGGCAGATAAAACGAACCATTCCAGATATTGTGGATGATGACTTCATTATCCTAGATACCAGCAGCACTCAAGCCGACTTAAAAGTCGGTTTTGCTTTTATAGAGAGTAGTGAAGGTGCTCAGGTAGTCGAAATCACCGAGATCGGGCGTTACATCATCACTCAGGAGGAAATCCGAGATCCTGAAACCAATGAAGTGATTCAGCCCTTGGAAACGGAATATCAGGATGGCTTTCGACTATCCGAAAATATCACAACCACTAATGCGGTGATTATGCCGTTACGAATCTGCATCATTGATGGTGATGCCTCAATCAATGCTGGTGGATTTTGGTCCAATGCTTCTGTGGTCTTTCGAGTTATTGCTGAAGATCTACCAGAGCATGATGGTGATTTGCCGACACAGTACTTGGGCGATGACTTGTATTTCAATCCATTACGCTTGGATGGTGATTCTTTGGAAATGACGCTGACTCAACATCAAAGCATTGTGGATGGCAGTGTCGGTGGATTTCAGCAATTTACCCATCATGCAAAGCCGCGTTATATGAAGCCGTTTAAATCTGTGCTGAAGGACTGGTCAGAGTTCCATGCTTACCGACGATTCCTATTTCGTCGTATGGGTCGCTATAAAGCTTTTTGGATGCCGTTGTATGAAAAGCACATTCATATCACCAATACAGGAACGGTCTATAACGTCCTGAACACCGATACAGCGTATTTTTTGGAAGCGGATCGAAAGCACATTGCAGTCAAGGTCAATGATGTCTGGACAGCGCATGCTATTACAGCCAAAACAGCAACGACTTTAACCGTTTCACCGGCATTGAATGTGCAGCGTAGTGCAATCCAAAAGATTTGTTATTTGGGCCTACATCGTTTCGATGCAGATCAAATTGAATTTCAGTTTTTAGGTGCCGGCAAAAGCCAAGTCACCGTACCGATTGTGGAGCTATCCTCATGAAAACCCGAGTAGAACTCTATCAGCTCAAACATGGTGATAAGGTTTGGAACTTCACCAGTGCGCGTAAAGTGGTAACGCATAACAGCATTGAATATCTGCCAGTGCGAGGATTACAGCGTACTGCTATTGAAGATGAAAGCATTGATAAGTGTGATACCGAAGTCACCTTTCCGCAGATGAGTTTGCTCAATCAAAATGGGGACGACCTGAAAGCGGTATTCATCAATAAGATCTTTTATGGCGGTGTAACTATCACCATTTTAGAACTATTCAATGATGAAACACTGGTATTGCACAAAGGACGAGTGACTCAGCCTAAATTTGATGAAGATGCCGATACCATGACTTTGGTCTGTGAAACCGGTGAATCCTTTCTCAATCGAAATATCTTAACTCGGAAGTTTCAGGCTCCTTGCCCGAATTCAATTTATGACCGCTTCTGCGGTCTTTCTTTTGAGCAATGGTCCTTTGATGTAACCATCACTGCGATTAACAGTCTGAACATCGCATTCACCGTGAATCCCACACAGGTGATTGATGAAAATGGAGAACCTGTATTTGAGCAAGTTCCCTTACTTGATGCTGAGGGCAACCCAGTTCTAGATGGCCAAGGTAACCCGACTTATCAGGACGGTGATCCGGTGGTGGAAACTAAGACTTATGCCGAGGGCTACTTGTACCTTGGATTATTACTGAAAGAGGGTGTGCACACTTTATTGACTACTGGATCTGGCACAGCGGCTACGTTGTTTCGGCAGCATATGGGTTTGCAAGTTGGGGATGTGGTCCGTGTTGCACCAGGTTGTGATCAGTCTTTGAAAATGTGTCATGCGAAGTTTGCCAACAATCTTCGTTTTGCTGGACATCCGTTTATTCCAAATGAAAACCCGACGGTGGTTGGATTAATCAAGTGAGAGAAATATGCCATTACTGATTATTGCGGCTGTAATTTCACTTGCAGTCGGTGTGTGGAATTACATTCAAATGCGTAAGCAAATGAAGAAGAATCAGCAAAAAGCCAATCAACTGGATGGCACCATTGCTGATGAAGGCACTTCATTTTCAGACATTGCAGGTAGCCCACATATGTACGGCAACATGACTCATATTTGGGGGCAAAGAACTTCTGCAATTAAATCCAAGTCAGGTTCTAAATGAAAATCTACATGTCGGATTTACGTAAAACAAAGATGTGTGCTCGCGGTTCGCGGGCATTTTTTTTATCTCAAGGTTGGGATTGGCAGGACTTTCTTAAAAACGGCATTGATCTTGAAATTGTTGAACAAGCCAATGATGCAATGGCACAGCAAGTTGTGGAGTATGTAAAAAATGGGCGGGAGCAGTAAACAAGTTACAGGCTACAAATACTTTGCCAATTTTCTTTTGTTCATTGGCAATCCGATTGAGAAGTTATTGGGCATAAACTTTGATAATCGCGGATGGCTTAATCCACTGGTTGATGAACAGGGTAATGCGCTTGAAGTTGGTGTGATTAACAAACAGAATTTGTATGGAGAGAATGAGGGTGGTGTAGCGGGTCAAATTCATGCGCGTTATGGCAGGGCCAATCCTGAACCAGTTTCATTTTATGCGGATTATTTGGCTGAAAATGATCTACCGTCGCTGGCTTATCCATATCAGTCTTATTTAGCTTTTACAGGTTTAGCTTTTACAGCAGAAAACACTCCTTTTGATTTGTTGGGTGGTTTGTATGGAGGGGGCTTCTACCTTGGCAATTCAGGCTATATGAAAGAAATGCTGCTATGGCCGAAGCGAATTCACGTTAAAAATGATGGAAGTGAGCAGTGGTACGATTTGAAGTCAGAAATATATGGTGGTGACTATAAATCTGATATTTATTTTGATGGAAATTTCCCGCCTTTTACTGCTGATCTACATAGGTGCCAAGGTTTAGATGATATTGAATGCGTTGATTCTATATTAACATCTGGTGGAGGTAATAGTAACTTGATTGCAGGAATTGGGGTGATTGGATACGGAACTCAAACTGGCGACCCTCCTGAATCATCAACTTCATCTTTTAGACTATTATCAAGTGTTGGTGGGTTTATTTCAGCAACGATTATGGTTGACATAAAAGGGGACTCTCAATCCATTAAAGCTCAAGAAGGATCATACCTAGTTTCAATGAGTGTTGAATTAATTGAATCTACTACGGAAATTAAAACTTTCAGAGTTAATGCAGTTTTCAATTTATTTAAATCCAGAATATTTGGATTTGTAGCTATTGCAAAAAATGCAATACCAGTTGAAAACGATCAGTTTGTGCTTGGTTCTAGGATTTATGATCAGCAGTTTGATGGAGTTGCAGCCTGGTCATATGGAGGCATTGAGGCATTAGACATCAACCCAATTCATAAAATCCGTGAAATACTTACAGATGACACAGCGATGAATAAGCCTGAGTCTGAAGTAAATGATGAAAATTTCAAGAAAGCGGCAGACCGTATTTGGGATGAAGGTTTAGGAATTTCCTGGGCAATTACTGGGAAATCTTGTATCGATGCTATCAATGAATTGTGTTCGCACATTGAAGCAGGGCTTCGTATTAATCGGCAAACAGGTCTTTATGAAATGATCTTATTTCGTGATGATTGGTTTGAAGAAGATGAGATTCACGCGCTTGCTGAAAACAAGATCAAGTCGATTGCATTTGAAGTACAGAATGCTGATGAAGCAATCAATCAGCTGAATGTAAGTTATTACGATCGCTCTAACATCAAAAATGCATCATTCTCTGTTTCAGAAAATGCCGCGATTAAAAATGCAAACGGATTTGTGAATGCAGGAGATGTTGATTTTCCTTATTTCATGAATCAACGTAATGCTGCAGTTGTGGCACAGTGGAAACTCAAGCAATACACAACACCATGCTGGAAAGGCACTTTCACTACAGGCTTTTATGAAGCACGTAAGTGGAATCGCTATGACATCGTAAAGATTAATTGGTCGCGCAAAGCCATTGTAGATTTGCCAGTACGGATCATGAGCATCAATCTCGGTAATGGGATCGATAATACGGTCAGCATTGAGTTTGTTGAAGTTGTTTCATATTCAAGCGAATTGACAAGCGCAATTGTAATTGATGACAAGATTGATGCTTCTCCATTGCCACCGCTTGCTTGTCAGTACGAACCATTTGAAATGCCGTATTACTTGGCGGTCATGGCGCTTGGTCAGCGTAAAGTTGATGATCAGCTTATATATGACAGTGATATTGGATTGGTCGGTACTGTTGCAGAAAGACCTCAATCGAATTCACTTTATGCTGTGATGATGACGAATAACGGTGATGAGTGGGAGCGAGCAGGTTCAATTCAATATTCAGAAACAGCTGATTTAGATCAAATCATCTCAAGAGTTTCTTCTAGTTTTACAGTTAAAAACTGGAAAAGGATCGCCGATATTTCAACAGGTACATTAATCAAGTGCGGTAGTGATTGGATAGGTACACCTGGTGAATGGATGGTATTTCAAGGTGTTGACCCGTATACAGGAGTGGTTTCAGTGAAACGCGGAGCCTTAGATACTGTTCCTCAAGAATGGGGTGTTGGTACAAAACTATATTTCTGCGGGAATGATGTCGATTATGACTCTACAGAATACATTTCTGGAGAGGAGGTCTTAGTCTCTGCATTGACCACAACTCCTTCTGGCGTGCTTGAACAGGGTGGGTCTATTCCAATTGAAATGAAATCTCGTGCAATTCGACCTTATCCACCAGCAAATGTGAAAATAAATGATGAATATTATCCTGCTGAAACGTCGGGGAATAGCATTGTTTTGACATGGGTGGGTCGGAACCGTGTGCAGCAAACTGGCGGTAATGTGCTCGGCTTTTTTGATGCTGGGGTGATGTTGGAAAGTGGAGTGACATACCAACTTGAGGTACATGAGGTTGACGCAAGCGGTGCGGAAACTGTGATGCTCAATGTGAATGTTGGCGCTGTAGATACCTATACAATTGATTTGTCTACAACACTGGCAACGACAGTTAAATATCGAATTAAACTTTATTCAGTTCGCAACTTATATGAGAGCTTTCAGTATTTTGAGCATTTTGTAGATTCCTCAAATAGTCAAAATTTTACTTTTTCCGAGAGTGAATTTTACATGCCGGATGCTTCGGATTCAGTGGATTTTATAATGTGAGAAGTTAAATGAATGTAATGTGTCAACTAAGCGATACATCGCTATCGAGTTTTTATACAGGGCTACTTTCTGCAGCTGGTGCAACTAGCGTAACAACAGTATTGTCTACAAATATCACGTCTATAAATGTTGCAAATTTTGACGCTTTCTTCTTTTCATCTGTAGATTCAGCGAACGTGGCAAATAAGATTGTTGAAGCCTTCAATGCTGGCAAGAAAATAGCATTTGGAACTTACTCTGGATCGACAACAATGTTAAACAGCTTAAATCTCGGGTCATTTGTTGACAAATCAGGCATCGCTGTAAATATTCTTGCAAATAGTGAGTTGCAATCTCCTTTTGATGTGGCTCAATCGTCTTTCAGCATACGTCCAGTATCTGGCTATATTTCTGGTTATTCTGCAATGCCGGCGGGTGTAATCAGCTTAAATAGTCAGGACGGGATTACGACATCATTTATCGCTTTGAATAGAGACGGATTCTTAGCGGATACTCTGTTCATTGGCTGGTTGCCATGGTCATCATCCGCCCCAACATTGACAACAGATGGTGAAAATTATGTAAAAGCAATGCTGGCAAGATGGATGCAGATGCCACCTGCGAATAAGTTAATTTCTGGTTATGTTCGTGATACATCAAATAATCCATTGGTTAGAACAGTTCGTTTATATCGTAGAGATACAGGTGAGATGCTTCTAGAAACATCTACCAATGAAAGAGGTCTTTATAATTTTACAACAACATATTCACTTGAAACATATGTCGTATGTCTTGGCGGTACTGATCAAAATAGTCAGATAAAAGATAAAATTATTGCAAACTAACATTTTACAGCACCCAATACGGTGCTTTTTTATTGCCAAAAAAATAGGGGGCGCAATGTCAAATGCGACACAAGTGATCGATGCATCAGGACCAGTGGCCACAACAACTGGCACCGGTCTCACAATTATTTCGTGGGCGGCAACATGGGACTGGGGGTTTTTAATTGGTGTGGGTATTGGTCTGGCTGGTTTGATTATCAGCTTTATGAATTTCCTATCTAACCGCCAATTTCAGAAACGCAAGGATCAGCGTGAGCAAGAAATCCATGAGCTAGAAAAGCGCAAACTCAGTGGGGAGTGTAATGTCAAAGACTAAAATCTCAGTCGCAATATTAGCAGCCTCGGCTGCTTTTTTTACGTCTTTAGAAATCAAAGAGGGTTACTCAGCAAAGCCTTACAAAGACAGTGGAGGGGTAGTGACTCAAGGCATTGGATCTACCACCAAACCTGATGGTAGCAAGATCAAAATGACAGATCCACCGATCACACGCAAAACAGCACAGGAATGGGCGAAAGCGCATGTGGCCAAAGATGAAGTAGCGTTTCGTAAATCGATGTCTGGTGTAAAGTTGTCTCAGGTTGAATATGACGTATATCTCGACTTCACCTATAACTTTGGCCAAGCCAATTGGAATCAGTCTTCCATGCTACGCAACTTGAAAGCAGGTCAGTACGTGCAGGCGTGTAAGTCGCTTCTGAAATGGAAGTATGTAACGAAATACAAAGGCATCCAAAAAATTCATCTTGATTGTTCAATTCGATCCAACAATTGCTATGGCGTTTGGGCTCGTCAGCAAGAACGTTATCAAAAATGTATGGGGGCACAATAAATGGGTGAATTTAAGAAAGTAAGTAATGTCTTGCTTGAGTCGAATGGTATTTATTTTATTGAATGCCCAGGATGTAAAACCTTGCATCCATTCCATGTTGATCAAAAGCACAAAGTTCACTGGAACTTTAATGGAGACCTAGACAAGCCAACATTTAGTCCTAGTTTGATGGTCAATCAAGGCCATCCTAGTCAATGCCACTCATTTGTGACGGATGGAAAAATTCAATTCTTATCGGACTGCCATCACAGCTTGGCTGGGAAAACAGTTGATTTGCCAGAAGTAGAGGAATGATGATGCCAATACTAATAGCCATATGGAAGTTCAGATACTGGGTCGCAATTGCGATCTTTTTTGTTTTATGGGCATGCCAAATTGCATACAGCAATTACTTGGCTGGGCAACTCAAAGAAGCAGATTCCAAGTGTATTGCCAAAGTGCAAGAGATTGAGCAAAAGCATCTTAAAGCCTTGGCAGCCAAGCAAGATCAAATCAATAAAGTGAGCTCAGATTATGAAGCCGAAAAATCAAAGCAACGCGTGCAAGTCGAAACCGTTACACGTGAAGTGCAAAAGATCATTGATCGTCCTCTGTATCAGCAGCATTGTTTTGATGACACAGGCGTGCAGCTCATCAACTCACTTATCACCAACGATTCCAGCGAACCTCCTTGAATCCTGCGCTGATTTGCAAAAGTTAGAATCTGGACAGGGTAAAGTTGCGTTGGTTTGGGCTATTGATGTAGTGGCCAAATACAATGACTGTAAGGCGAAGCATAGTGCTATTGTGGATGCCCTCAAGTGAGGGCTTTTTCATTAATTAACTTATTAATTGTAGAATCTAATTCACCTATCAATTTTATTGTTAGTTCAATTTGATATTTTAAGATGAGATAGTCATCAATTGCATTTGAAATTTCTGATATTTTTTCTTCCCCGCTTGAATTCTCTAGCATTTTTAAATCCATCTCTTTAGAGCGAGCATTTTTTGATGCTGCTAATATATTATCTTTTGAATTTAAATTACTAGAATCCGACAAGTAAGTCACAATTTTATTTAAAAGCTCATTATTTAGACTAAAATATCCTAACTTTGTAAGTTCATCTAAATTATTGATTAATCTTTCATAATTATCATAGTAAACTTCAATTCTCATTTTTGAAAATGAAAATCGTCTTAATGGGTTAGGTTTAAAAATATCAATAAAGTCACGTAAGGTAAAATTGTTATCTAATAACCTTTTTAAGTCAGTTAATTGATCATGTTTAGACAATGGAGTAATTACGCTATTTGATGCATATTTATAGTCTTCAAAGTTTGGTTTTAATAATATATAAATATCTTTAAGTTTTTGAAGTTGTATATAATATTGCTCCTCCTTTAACTTATTTTTATCTAATTCCTCTGTTAACTTAGTGATAATAAATGCTAGAGAATTTAGAAAAAGCCCAGTCAGAATAATACCAGTTATAGCTAAACAAGATGCCAATACCCTTGTTGCATTATTTCCTGGGACAATATCGCCATACCCTAAAGTTGTAATAGTAATTAAGCTAAAATAAAAAGAAGTGAAAAATCCTTTAGTATCAAGGTCAGTCAGAGATGTCGAGAGATCAAATATATGAAATTTATACAACAACACTGTAGATAAGAAGGTCGATAAAACATAAGATAAGGCAAAATAAAATGGATTAATCTTTGATAAATATTGCAGAATTTTTTTCATTAAGTTTTTTTCTCCTCAACAACATTGGCATCCCACCAAAATTCCCCGCGCTTTCTAGCCAAATAGCCCTCTGCTGTCATTCGATCCATAAAAGTATCTACTAAATCAGCATCATCCACCCAAGCATAACCGGTCGTCATTTGAGTTGTAATTTCTGAAGGCTCCCAATAATCATCTTCATGAACTATTGTCTTGCTGGATAGATATAAGCCTTTCTTTTTGATGTACAACATAAGCACCCATTGAAAAAATTTAAATTAAGGGTCTTTATGAGAGGATCTATTGATTTACACTAGATAACCCGAATAATCTATAACTAGTATCGATCGTAAGTTTTGATTGAAATAAAAATAAAAACCTATTTCTTTCTGAAATCCAAATAGGTTCTTGATCTGGGTATTCATCTTTTTCCATAATTATATTAGCATCAGAATTGCTAATAAATAATAAATCACCGATATATTCACCTAGAAATGTGTAAACTTTACTTTTATGTATGCTTCCTAATATTTTAAAATCTAATCCAATTATGTAATCTGAAAATATATACCCAAGATGTTTTCCAAAAATATTTTTAATTTTTACTGGGCTTCCCAGTGCAATTGCTATAAATATATTGTTATACCGAATATCACAGTAAATTGGATCATAAATTTTCAAACCACCTAAGCAATAGTTAGTATTTATTCCCCGTATAGTGATAGTATTGTTATCTTCAGAAATACTTATTATGCCATCATTTCCTACGCGTACTGTATTCTTATAATATTTAAAAAATAACCTTTTAATCTCTGTAGTTTGATCTCCAATAATTTCAATAATTAAGTTGATTTCTCCTTTTTTACTTCTTACCTCAATACGACTAGAAGTTGCTTGAAAATCACACTCATCAATTAGTCCTATAAATTGGTTTTTACTCAAGTAACCAATCTTATTTCCATTGGAGTCCATAAAAATTGCGTTGTATAAAAGAGGAGACTCAACATTTCCATAATCTTTTGTTACCCAAATCAATGGCTTTCCATGCATCGAGAGAGCAATTTCCGTATTAGAGAATGTTGAATTGCCAACTATAATTTTCATTTCGTTTGGGTTTGGATGAAAAGGTCTGCTTTTAGCGTAACCCATTTGCTTACAATAAGGGTTTTGTTTTTTAAGCCTAATAATTCTTTTTGGAAGTCTTCTGCCCGTTGATTCATCATGACACCCACTACAAAGTAAAGTCATATTATCAGGATCATGCTCTTCTGCATCACAAAATAGCGGATCTATATGTTCATACTGAATAAAAATATTTCCACAATTTACACACCCATACCCATCAGTTTTTCTAATTGTTGCTCTTATATGAGCAGGAATATCTCTTGATAGGCCATGTTTATTAATAGTTTTACTCATTTTAAAATTAATTACCCTCTTTGCTATTAGTTTTTAAGTGAAGGTTGCAATCCGTTTAATTTTTATATTAGCTATATATTTCACTCAAAACAACATAAGTATTCTTAAGCCCCAAAGAACAGCCTGCATTTTTATAAAATGGCTCACCATTCTTGATGGTTTGTTCGATGTAGAAGTAGAGCCAGTCTTTCATTATTCCTTCCAGCTATCAACAATATCACACCAATCTTGCATCATCTTCCTGCGGTCATCTAAGCTCTGAGCATGATTGTAGGTACCACGGACTACATTCTTATCAGCATGTGCGAGCTGTAATTCAATCCATTCAGAGCTGTATTTTGCTTCGTGAAGAAGAGTTGAAGCTGTAGCTCGGAAGTCATGAGCGGTAAGTGAATTAAAGCCCATCGAAGCCAATGCTCTATTAATGGTGGTTTTGTTCATGATCTTGCTCTTATTGAATACTGAGCAAAACACCAGTTCGTCATTAGATTGAAGTTTTTGATTTTCCAAAATCTTAATCATTTGGTGACTGAGTGGTACCAAGTGAATACGGTTCATTTTAATATTACGCTCGCCTTGTTCAAGCTGCTCTTTAGTGGCGGCAGGGATGGTGATTAGCTTCTTATCAAAATCTACCCACTCCCAACGCAATCGGCAGATCTCTACTGAACGCATCATTGAATAGAGCAGGAGCATAATTGCATTCTTAACCATCTCAGTACTGCGACTGGCTTTCATGGCGGCATTAAACCGAGCCATTTCATCTTGTGTCATTGGTCGTGCGGTTTCTTTTGGTGGTCGCTCAACAGTTTGACCTAAGGACAAAGCAGGATTGGTTTCGCAGAGAAGATTTGCAATAGCGTAGTTAAAAATTGCATTTACGATTTGGCGATTACGAATAGCTGTAGATTCACCAGTACCATGGTTCATTTGCTTAGTGACACGTTTGATTGTGTCTTTCTGCATTTTGAGAATGTCGTACGGTGTTACAGTCTTAATATCTTTATGGCCAAAAGCAGGGAATAGGTCGCGCTCAAATGACTTCTGAACTGTTAGGCGATATGATTCAGAGCGTTTACTTTGTTTAGTTTCATACCACTCTAAAGCCACTTCACGGAAAGTGGAAAGCTGTTGCAATTTGGCCTTCTCTTTTTCTTCTATACGGTATTTGGCTGGATCAATATTTTGATCGAGCAGTGTCTTTTGCTCTATGACCTTTTGTCTGGCATTTGCTAGGCTTACAATAGGGTATTCACCAAGACTCAACATTGATGCCTTACCCAA